CTTGTTTGGATTGAGGTACTATTTTAAGTACTTGACATCTAGATTGTAGTGGATCGATAATTCGCTCAATAAAATTACACGTCATAATAAAACGGGTATTACGAGAAAATGTTTCTATTATATTTCTAAGTGATGCTTGCGCCTGGATGGTTAAAAAATCCGCTTCATCTAAAATAATAATTTTAATAGGTTTGAATGAAGCTACACTAGCAAAATCCACTACTTTATTTCTAATCGTCTCAATACCCCTTTCATCAGAAGCATTAATGTATAAATAATCACAGTCTATATTCTTGATTATGATTTTAGCCAATGTAGTTTTTCCACTACCTGCTGGACCATAAAATATAAAATTTTGAATATCATTATTACTTAGATACTGAGAAATTGTTTGTTTAACATTTTCATTACCTACAAATGTATCTAGGTTTTGGGGACGATACTTCTCATTAAGAAGAGTGTGATTCATAACTTATTATTTATATGAAGTTACGCACCTTGTTTGAATTCTCCAAATAAACCGTAACGTTTTTCTGGTTCTTCTTCAATTACTATTTCCTGTTCTTTTGTTTTTATAGCATAAAGTTTGGAATCTAAGGGGGCTAATCTATAGTCCCCCTTAAATCCCGTTGCTTGGAAATAAGCCTCTAAAACATCAGTAATGGATGGGTGCACATTTTCATAAGGATCGTCCTTTAACATCCATTTATCTCCCGGTGGTACTCTAATAGCTATGAGTTCAGGAAATTCAACTATTTCAGTCCGATTTTCCATTAAAACATACCATTATAGTTAGGAGCAGCTTCTTCCTTGCTAGGTTCTTCTACCACTACACATTCTGTTAATAATACAGTTCCTGCAACTGATGCTGCATTTTCAAGAGCCGTTCTAGTGACCTTAGTGGGGTCTATAATACCAGCTTCTCTCATATCAATGTGTGATTCATTTTTTAAATCAAAACCTGTCCATGTATTCTCTGAATCCAAAATTTTATTTATAGTTTCATAAATTACACTTGCTTGATAACCAGCATTTAATAATATTTGTTCCAGGGGTTTGTAACATGCCTGTTTTACTAAATCAATACCTAGGCAAAAATCCTGAGATAAAGAACTGTCTTTGTGGTTTAAAGCTTCACTTGCATAAACAAGTGCTGCTCCTCCCCCAGGTACAATACCTTCTTCTAATGCTGCTTTAGTAG